TGCTTCGGTCGAATATCATTCGCGATAGTCTGCTTCAGAGCGTCCAAGTCACCCGAAAAGGCCGTCTGAGCGCTCGTAGTCTGTGACTTAAACGCTTCAAGTCTAGCAACAGAGTCCAGACCAATCTGCTTGGATTCCTGGGCTAGCAAACTACTTGCGCCAGCGTTTCTCAAGGCTTCTTCAGCCTTACGCTTGGCTTCCTTTAATGGACCATTGTCAAAGCTGTCGAAGCGCTGATTGATAGTGTCAGACAGTTCTTGCTTGACTTCTTCGGCCTTTGCCTTGGCAAGTTCGATACCGTCAGTAATATCTTTCTCACGCTTGGCAAATTCAGCATCAAACGCACGGTCAGCGTTTGCGATTTCCTTTTTCAAACGTTCTTCAAAAATCTGATGCAGATTTCGACTTTCATTCAAAACGGCATCATTTACAATCCCACCAATCGCATTAGCCAGACTTGATTGGAACGCCCCAAAACCAATTGATTTTAGGCGTTTCGCCATTGGAGAATAGATGTATTTCGTGATTTTTTTACGAACATCAAGACCATACCACTCATGGTAGATACTGACCACATCGAACATCCGAACTGCAACATCACTCTGGCCGACAACCGAGATTTCAAGGTTATCTTCCAGCATGTCGCACATACTCGTCCGAAAATACTGCTTACCGTATTCAATCAAGCTAGCTTGGTCTTTGACGTTCTGGTCATTGACCTCGACAACAGCTTCATAGATTTGGCTGTATTTTCCGAGTAAGGGGCTATCAATCACTACCATATAGTCAACATCGGGCGCCTTCTCTCCCTCGCCCTTAACAGTCGTTTTAAAGGTTATCCGAGTTTTCAGCGATTTGGTAGAGGTCTTATGCTGGTAGCTAGACAGATTTTTCTTGTACATGAAAAGCGATTCATTCTCTGAACCGCCATTTTTTAACAAGCGTAAATTGTAGCCATTTCGCACCATATCTCCGCCCCACTGACCAAGGATAGAGTGCTTGTCTTTCGCCAAGACCTCCATAGCATTCTTGTCCTTGATATTGAGCGTATGCCTATCATCAATATCAGAGAAGAAAGAAAAAGGATTGGCTCTGGTAATACTAGCAGCAAAAGCACTCAATACCCTCGTCCCACTGACACGGTCAACATCGATAGAGCTGACAATGTAGTTATTTAACAGACTGATAACCTGATTAGCATATACTTGGATATATCCTTGTTGCTTTTCAACCTCAAAAATATAAAAATCCTGCTCACCATGCAGGTCATCAGCTGTCAAAAAGGTTTCCTCTTTCAGCAATTCCCACTTGGGATCCGATGTAGGAAAACGAAAGGTCAGTTGATAGGTATTGTTCCGTTCCTGGACGATTTCGTCATTGTAGGCCTCGTTTAAAGGCGTATTGCCTTCAGTAAGATAAATCATAGGATATACCTCCAATTCGGCCGAACTGTGACCTTACGGACCGTGCCAGTAAAGACCAGACCGTTATTACCAACTGCCAACTCAAAGAAGCCTCCACGTTTTCGTAAAGTGTTTTGAACCGCTCCATCTGCATTGTAGATATTCTGTTTCTTATGCCTACAATCAATAGTCACTTTTCGTCTAATCGTCAAGTGCATGGTTGTCCGTCCGATAGTCAAAGAAATATCTCCTTCCCCTTCAATCTCAATCACAGGTTCACTATAGACAGAGCCTGGATTGTTGATATTGCCACTTGCAGTAAAAATCAGAGGTTCAACAGATTTCTGATAACGGAACGGTTGCATACTCAACTTGATTTCTAGTTTCCAGGCATGCATGCCATGAGGTTTGTATTTTGCACTGACGAAATCAGCATAAAATAAAGAGCCTAGCTGGTAGCTAAACTCTATCGTATTATCATTTGGTTGGAATCTCTCAACGATTTTAGATGGGTCTACCGTCCTTGGAAGGTAAAATGCAAATGTTCGTTCATAACTCTCATAAGCACCATCCAAGACACGGTAATTCCCGTTAACCCCAAATAGGTTAGCTGTTTCTGAAACTTTAGGTTTAGCAGCCTCTACCTCGCCAAAATCAGTCACAACACAGTTAGGAATGGTTGAAGTATTGAAACCATTGATAATCATGTATTCCATTAAATTCCCTCCCTAGCATAAATCGCACCTTGACGTTGGTAGACGCTCATTGAAATTTTATCAGCGTCCAGGTAAGTATCTGACGGCTTTTCAAGGATAGCAGTAAGGATCTTCTCCATACTTGCTCTCAGAATCGCTATCTCAGACACGGTTTGACTGTCTTTTGCTTCGATTTGAGCGCTTGGCATAGCCAAACTTGCTTCAAGATTCTTGGCAATAGTCGGTGTCCCACTCAAACCAAAATCATCGTTTGAAAATGCGTTTGAGATTTCGCCAGCCATTCCACCGACCAATTTCTTAACATCTTTGAAACGGTCTTGCAACCCGCTATTCAAACCTTGCATAATCGCATTACCCGCAGGAATCAAGAGCTTGCGGTCGTATTCAATCGGACCTTTGTGATCACGAATCCAGCTAGCAATACCGCCAACGAAGTCAGTTACTGCTCCCCAAGCAGACTTCAAACCGCCTAGGAATCCATCAAGAATAGCCTTACCAGCTGACCATAGGTCAATGTTTCGAATGCCGTCAAAGATACTCGTAACATTACTTACAAGATCACGTACACCTTGTTTCATGCTTTCCCAAGCATTTTTAGCTCCTTGGACAAGTCCATCAATCAGACCTAAGACCGTTGATTTCAAACCTTCCCAAGCACTGCTTGCGACAGATTTGATCGTGCTCCAGATGTTAGATAATATCTGAGCAAAACCATCAAAGATAGCCTTACCTGCAGCAGACAACCCTTTCCAAATTGCCTCACCAACACCCTTTATAGCATTCCAAGCGGTGCCCCAGTCACCATTGATGATAGCCATAACTGCTTTTATAATGCCACCAATGACATCCATAGCCGTCTGAATGGCAATCTTAATCAATTCCCAAACCGTCTTCACAACCGTACAGATATTGTTCCAGGTTCCCTCAATAAAAGGTCCAAGTATATTCATTGCGGTTTCAATAATGGATTGAATAATCGGCATAACCGTCTGAATAATTGTCTGGATTGCGTTCCAAACCGTTGTGAACGTTTGTTGAATCAAGCCTTGATTTTCAGTCCACCATAGAGAAATACCGTCCCAAACAGACCTAATAAAATCAACAACTGCTTGGATAATCGGAGCAACAACAGCCATCATATTGTTCCAGACGGTTGTTGCTGTTTCAACAATACCATTCCAAACTTCGGTCAAGACTGGTGCGACAGACTGCCACACACCAGAGAACCAATCCATGAAGCCTTGCCAGATTTGTCTCCCCATCTCAGTTTGAGTGAAGAAATAAACCAAGCCTGCAGTTAATGCAGCAATCGCAGCGATTGCAATTCCAATTGGATTGGCACTCATAGCAGTAAATAGACCCGTGACTGCTGTTTTAATTGTCGTTAAGACAGCAGGTATTCCAGATAGCAATCCCGAGACTGCCGAAAATGCTTTAAAAGCTAAAAATGCAGAACCAAGAGCGGTAACGATACCACCCATGATACTTCCTAGACCTTCGCCAAAGATTCCACTGAAAACACCCTTGATTCCTCCTAAAATAAGGTTAGGAATTTGCTTCAAAATATTTCCAATCATCGGAATTAGGTTTCCGAAAAGAAATGTGGATGTCGTTTCCATCAAAGCTTGTAGTGCAGGTTGAATATCTTCACCCAAAGACAACTTTCCAAGAACGTTCTGAGCAGCTGCTTTCATAGATTCAAATGAACCAGTAAAAGTTGTTGCTGCTTCTCTTGCTGTTGTACCAGTGATGTCCAAATTCTCTTGGATAGCATGAATGGCGCTATAAACATCTGACAAGTTATTCATGTCATACTTAACGCCTGTCAATTTTTCTGCGTCGGACAAAAGCCTTTGCATTTCTTGTTTGGTACCACCATAACCCAATTTTAAGTTGTCGAGCATGGTGTAGTTTTGTTTGGCGAAGCCTTGATAAGCCAGCTGGATGCTTTCCATAGATGTCCCCATCTTATTAGCATTGTCTGACATATCAATCATGGCCATGTTAGCTGTTTCTGCTGCCTTATCTGTATCTCCACCTAGCGACTGCAACAAGCTGGCTGAGAAACCTGTAACATTTTCCATATAGGCATTGGCCGATAGACCTGTTGTTTTGTAGGCCTCATTCGCAAAGCCTTTAACCTTATCAGCTGAATCTTTAAATAGGGTTTCGACACCACCAAGCGATTGTTGTAGTGCTGCCCCTTCAGTTATGGATGCTCCAATTGCCTTACCAATTCCTGCAGCAGCAATAACTCCTGAAACAGCCCCCATCATTTTGGATCCGAGGGATTCGCCTGCGCTAACGCCAGCGGAGGCGACTTCACCACCCATTTCCTTTTGAATCATGCCACTAATGCCTTTAGCAGACGGAATGATTTGTACATAGGCTTTTCCTAATTCGGTCGCCACTATTCCTCACCTCCTGTTTTCGCAAGTAAAGCCTTGCGATAATTTTCAAAGTCCTCACCAGATTCAAAGACGAGATAGTCTTTCTCATCATTCTCACTCTTATCTCTCTTAATGAGTTGATCTGCGATGGATGCAGGACGATTAACACCCTTTTGTCCATCTTTTGATTGAATCCATAAGAGCATGGATAGTCTGTCAACCATACTTGCCAGTAGAACTCTTTCAACTGGCGCTATTTGATCCGATAAAAGTTGCTTGATGCGTGAATCATCTTTCAATCCATAAGCAAAAACAGCTACCGTTTGTAGTGGTAGCTGTTTGTAGTCATATACTTGATAAGTTTCCGCTAAATCACATATCAAAGCATCTTCATCCAAATCTATCATATGCGCCAGTATCGCTATTTTTTTAGCTTTTCTACCTGTGCAAATACGCTCTTGATTTCGCCAAAAAGTTTCTCATTTGGAAGGATTCCATCTTCTTCAATCAAGAAATCAATGAATTTTTCAGCCTGTTCTGGACCAAAAAGAAGGTCTAGAACTTTATCAACCGCTTGCACGTCACCACTATCTACTTTACCTATATAACGCAACAAAAGGTAGTTGTCTAGTCTTCGTGTTTCAATCGAAAAGGCAAAACCACCATCTGTTGTGCCCTCAATTTTGTCATTCATTTTTGGAAAATCGATCTGCTTTGTCATTTATTACGCTCCTTGGATGTATTCGTAGTGAGTGTTTTCGTTGTTGTCTGGCAATGCTGTGATAGTCAATTCATAACCGATTGGTTCGCCATCTTTATAGCTGATTTCGCCAATTTCGCTAACCTTACCACGAGGGATGACAACGCGTTTCACATAGCCATTTTTCAGCAAAGTATCAATAACCAAGCTATGTTCTGGCAACTCTTTACCGTTTGCTTTCACGGTAATGCCAGTTTCAAGCGTTCCTGAAACATTATCTGGGCCATATACTTCTTTCAAGACTTCGATGTTAAGACCTTCAATCAATTTGTATTTGAAAGTGTCTTTCTTTTCAGTTTGAGAAGACAAGACTGTTTGTCCTCCCCAGGCCTTGACTTCTTCGCTTTCTGGCGAGTTCTCGTTGGTCAATCCATCTTCTGAAATGTACCCTAACGTTTTAAATGCAGCATCCAAGTCTGCTTTTGCATTTAGTGGTAGGTTTGTTCCAGCTGGTGCTGTAGATACTGCCCCTCCGATTTTGGGCTTAGCAGCCGTTACATTTGATGCTGATGCAGTCGTCATATTCTTTCCTCCTGTTGATTCTGCATTTGGTGTTCTTACTTCTGGTGCTTCTAATTCTGGCGCCAAAACTACACCTCCTTTTTAAAAATAATTGATGTCATATACCGCTTGATAGCGATATTGCTTCGTTTCAGTGTCTGTAAAGTTGTAGTCACTATTGTGATGTACACCGCTAACTTCGTTGACTGTGATGAGATCCTCAACTACTTTCTTGACTTTCTCATTTAACTCAGCAGCCTTTTGTAACGACGGCGCATAACTCTGAAAAGCGAATGTGGCGGAATGAACGTAGTCACTTCCACCACTTCCTGTCTTTTCAAGAATGACATAACTCTCAGGCATATTCGGTTTATGTTCAAAAAAAGACGGTACATCTAACTGTCCGTCCAAAAATTTCTTTATAACTAATTCGATCATCTCATAGCCTTCAGTAAAATATTATGTTTTTTATTTCTGGCCATGCTCTTGATGTCAGTTGTACTAATCTTCGCATTGGCACGCTTTTGCCCTGGCGATACGGTCAATTCAAACCCCTCACCAGCTCGGCTTGCAATCCCTTGCCCCTTTTCTCTCAAAATGCCCTGCATTTCGGAAGAACGTAGCAAAGCAGACACGCCAGCTGAGTTTAACTGGAATTTCATATTACTCATAAACTTCAACCATGACCTTTCTATTCCAAGATAATGGAATCATTGACTCAATCCCCTCTTGAGGAAGGCCGATTGTCCGCCATTTTCGACCAAAAAACTTTACCTCACGATTTTCCCACTTGTTAGTGTCCCTTTTAGGAATACCAAGTGTATATTCCGCTTTTTTTCCAGTCAAGTTCATTTGATTGATGATGTCCTCTGATGAAGTTGGTGCTACCAATACATTTTGAACCTCAATCTCAACATCACGATAGATTGGATGACCGAAATCGTCGTTACCAATTTCTACCTTGTCCACTAAAATGACAGGGATTCCTTTTAGGTAGGTCATAAATTTCAATCGCTCCATATCGTTGTTTTTTCTTCAAACCAAGCCTTTTAAGTTCGGTGTCTTTGATAAAGAGACCGCCACCAGGGACAAGGTAAGAACCACTAAACGAATAACCCAAGGCACTTTCAGATACCTGAGTCATCGGTTCATGGTCCGTTGAGGTCATTAAGGTCCGTGCCACGATATCGACCGTCACAGACTTGGCAACACTAGCGAATGATACGCTTTCCGCCACCATGTCGTCAAGGTCTTTACCGACTTTTTCAGCTTCAACTCGCAAAGAATTAGATACAACTTCCAACAAAGCCTCAGCCCTTGCACGCTCATCAAATTTCAACGAGCGCCACAACAATTCCAAGTCTTCAATCTTTGCAAAGTTTTCCATCTAACTCACCCTTCGTTTGCGATTAGTAAATCAAGCAAAGCAGATTTATTAGCCTTGCTATCATACTCAACACTTAGTTCATCAAGTTTCGACTTGATTTCAGAAACTGTTAAAAGATATTCATTTTTGAACTCTTCAATAGGAACCCAATCTCCAGATAGTTCGCTATCTGTTGAAATACAAACACCAGTATTTTTATCACGATATGTTTTCATTTTCTACCTCCATTAAAACATTAGGCTTTCACTCGAGCAAATGAGTCAGCATCAAGAATGCCCCAACCAATGAATGCTTCAGCACGAAGCAAGATTTCATTGTAGGCCTTCAAATCACGACCTGCACCATCTGGATCACCATATTCGATGATTTCCATTGGGATATTTTCAGCATATCCCCACTTGAAGCGATTTTCAAAGTCACCAACAATAGCGTGGTTTGTTTGAGCAGTTCCACCTGTTACAGTCAAGTTTTTGTTTACGTCTGATTTCATTCCGTAGAACGAATCAGGATTTTGTCCAAATCGGAATTCTGGATATTGTACAACACCATTAACTTTCAACTTAGCAAGTGCTTGCCCACCAACAGGTGAAAGGGCCAATCCTGTGACTTCTCCGCCCTTAGCGACAATTTGTTGAACAGCTGCATCAATGTTATCGTCAAATTTATCTTCTGCATAAGTTACAATATTTCCAGTGATCAAACCATCAAATGAGTTAGTATCACGGAAAGTTGCATCTGTAAGACCTTTAGGCTCCAAACCATGGATAGCAGCGATATCGAAAGCATCTGCGATTTTCTTAGCGAAACCGTCTGCAAATTGTGAAAGATATTCAATTTGTTTTTCTTCTGATGCGTATTTAAACTCATCTGTAATACGAGCTTGATAGACGAATTTTAGAGGTTTAATCACCTTTGTGTCAACAACTGCTTTACCAGCACCTTTTTGTTGACCCTCGCCAACAATTTGAGCATTTCCTTCAAGATTGAAGATAAATTGCTCCACTCCATTAAATGGAATAGGTGTTTGAGATGAGAGTTTAGCAAGAACAGAACGTCCTTGCACTTTACTAATCAATTCTTTTACTAATTCTGGTTTAAAAAGTGTTCCAGCTTTCATTGCATTATCTGCCATAATTTTCTATTCTCCTTTTGGTTGTAAATCTCGAAGCATCTGCTTCATTTGCATAGTTTTGTCATCACCGATAGCAGGCTCAGTATCTCTTAGCGGTGCTTGATGTGTTGCTGGTCTCATAAAACCAGCTAGACGCTCAGCGTCAGCCCTTAATGCCTCTTCGTCAGCGCCCTGAAGACGGTCAGCCAAGTCATAAGGCAAGCCATTTTGTAAAGCGATACGAGTTCGCAAGCTAGCAGTTTCATAATTGCTCACTTGCCCCTGCAATTCAGTGATTTGAGCGTCTAATTCTGCTCTGGTTTGCTTGTCATCTTCAACAGTAGACTTCAAAGCACTGTTTTCAGATTCCAGTTCTGAAACACGTTTTTTAAGTTCATCATAATCACCGAATTTTTCACGCTCACGTCTGATACGTTCCTTCACGATGTTACCTAGTTCTTCCTGTGTTTCAATCGTTTTAAATTCAGACATCTTCATGTCTCCTTTCTCCTGCTTTCCCGGCAGTTCGGTAATTTTTTAGGCATCAAAAAAAGCAGTCTTTCAACCGCTCCTCTTAATAACTGATTTTTTGCTTTTTCTTAGGCTTAGTTGTCAAACAAGCCCAATGCGCAAGCAAGGCGCTATCCATCAAGGAAATATCCATATCCGCAAAATGCGAGCGATAGCCAAAACCGCCGTTTGAACCGATATTCCGCTTCTCACAGTTGGTTGTGATTTTCTTCAAAGACGGTTGACCAGCGTGGCACAAGGTCTTTTGATAAATCCCTTGTTCCCACATAGAGTTAGCCACGATGATTTCCTTAACCGTAGGCAATATCACGCTCTTCATGCGTTCCTTTTTCAACTCTTCATCAAGGATTTTCTGACCGCTTGCCCCGTCGACTACGATAGTAGCTACATCTGCACGCTTGACAAAATCCAAAATCCAGTCATTCCCGTTACGGACAGACTGACAGTCAATCGTCTCAACAAAAATCCGCTCATCTGCCGTACGAACAGCAATACTTAACGCCACATTTGCGCCATCTTGCCCATATTTGACTCCGACAAACAACTTACCTGATAAATCAGGCATAGAGTCCACACACAACTCATTCCATTCCGTTTCCGAAATAGCAGATTTCTGATTGTATTCAGGCCAATAACCCAAACGCTGAACATTATGGTCTAGCTTATCATCACCAAGCTCAGCTTCTATCTTCCGCTCATTCAAATGGTAACCCATAGAGGGATTGGAGTTATACCAGGCATCGACATCATCAATCTCTTTTTCCTCAGAGACCGACCACTCCGCCCAACCAGAGTATTTTCCTTTCCCAAATAGGCAAGTCTTACGGTAGTTTGTGAATACCGTACCATTTGAAACCGGTGTAGGAGGTGTCCCACACATGATTGTGATTGGATTGCTACTATCCGTTACCGTATATTTCAAGGCCGACTCCTGCTCAGTCGTATATTCCTGAGCTTCATCGATAACGAGAAGGTCAAAACCTTCCCCCAAACCACCGTTTGAGGTTCTGGTACGAAATTGGATAACCCCACCACCCTTGAAAAATTCGATTCTCTCTTGCCCCTTTGCTCGTATAGAGCTAAAGTCTTCTCCTTCTACATATCCCATCTTTTCTAGGTATTTTTTTACCTTTTCAAAAGATGAGTGTGAAGTAGATATTCTATGAGCCGTGTGCAGAATGTTCATTCCGTTATGCAGGCCCCAAAGTTCAAAAATGTAGACAACCTCTGTCTTCCCATTCCGTCGGGGGATAGAGTAACCAAACTTCTGATGTACCCATAGGCCATCTTTGTCAACGGCCATCATAGGAGTCAATAGGTTTATCTGCCAAGAATAGCACGATAACCCGGTTCGCTCATAGAGCTCAATCGCTTCTTTTGCTTTTGAATTTTTCTTGACGTACTTTAAAATTACCGATTGAGTAGGATTCTGATTGCCAAGTTTCTTTCTAGCCATCCACTGCTCCTTTCAATCGTACCGCATGATAACCCTATCGCTGGGATGATTTAATTGATCACGTTCAAAATATAGTTTTTAGCAACATCGAGCATTCCCAATGCCTGCAAACTACTATCCCAGCTATAGCCAAGATTTATCTCACCATCTTTATCCAAAGAAACCACTAATACCGAAGTATAGTTATGACTAGCCTCAAGATTTTCTTCCAAAATTTCTTTCACAGAAGCACCACGCTCCAGACTAGACTTTTTCTCTGAAAAATCAATCGTGTTTCCCATCGTTACCCCTTTCTAAGCATAAGAAAAGCACCCTTACGAGTGCTCTAACATATTATTTTCTATCTGAAAAGTAATCTTCCCAAAATGGATTTTCTTTATCAAATATTTCAATCTCCTCAGAAGTCATATTTTGAGGATAATCTTCAAAAAGGTTATAAAACTTCTTTTTATCAAATGTGATAAGCATCAATCCTTTGGCATACCATGAAGTATCAACCCACCAGATTTTATCATTATCGTTTTCCTTGTAACAATACTCTGACCAGTTCACTTCTTCGTAATCACTTTTCATGCCCTTCAATACCTTTCATTTGTTTAGATTCAGCTGTGTTAAGGAAACTCAATATGTTATGAAATTCAGGATTGTCTTTTAATGAATTTACATCAATAAGATAGCTATCTACATCATATTTACGTCCCCTTACAGCATGAGATTTCTGAGCCTTAAATCTTTTTTTCAAAACAGTGTTATCAAACGGTTTAAACCCATTTACAATTTTTGATTGAAGCTCCAAATATTCAACTAGATTATCATTCTTCCTAATGATCGCAGCATGCCTACCTGTTGCCAAGTAGTATTCATTACCGTTTTCTACATTTTCCAACAATTCCTTTGTAGCTTTGAAATCATTTGTGTTTTTTGCGACATGCATCTTAACACCTGGTAGGTTTCCAATCATATTGATTCTGCTATTCCTAGAAAAGAAATCGCAACTCTCTCCACCTCTAAAATCTAGAACAGTATATCCACCTTTATTCCCTATATAAGCGAATGCGGCTGATGAACAAGAACCTTTTGTCTTATCTCCACCACTAATCGCTTGAATAATTTCTTCTTCGGTTAATCTTTTCGGACTTTTTTGAATAGGGTTTGAAGGTATCCCTATCTTAAGTGCAAGTTTTCTAACTTCACTAATTTGAGATTGCACTCCGATGTTCTTTCTTGCTTCTATTTTATCACTTTTGTCACTTTTACTCCATGTCTTACTCCAAACATTTTGGACCTTACCACTTTTAGGATCATAATCAACAGTGCATCTACAACGTTGGTGTCTTCGATAAATATCCTTTGGAACTCTTGGATATTTATAAGTACCTTGAACTTCCTGACACCATTCACAGCAGTGATAAGCAGATTTTCTTACAATCTCAGGTTGTAAACCAGATTTATGATGAAATTCCGCATTTTTTTGGATAGTATCATCAATTATTGACTGAGTAAAGTTCACAACAGGCTCTTCTAACAGCCAACTAACATCATCAAAACTTTCCTCACTAGCTAAACGATTGACCAGGCCATCAATTCGGTCTTGATTGAGTTCAGGAACCTGAGCAGCTAACCCGATTTTAGCCTCAGAGTTCAAATTTTTCTGAACTTGCTCAGCATAATCACTCACAAGCTCATGATTTCGCCCCAGAACGTCCGTCAGCACGCGCTGAGCGATATTGTAATACATTTTTCCGTCTGGTAGTGTTTCGTTCGTCAGAGAGGCTCCCAGAGCCTTAGAAAGTATCTCCCCAATTTCAATAGCATATTGATTAGCGTCCAAATAACTTGCTTTGCTATGATGCAGTTTAGACAGTAAGTCTTTCAAGACCTCACTGTCTAGCCTAGCACCTTCAAACTCAGACTTGATTTTCTTGAGCAGGCTCGGAACGATATCCTCCACCATCTGTACCCTCCTTCACTACTGGAGTAGGCTTGTCTGACCCTTTAATTCCAGTCAAGTCACGGATGGTTTCAGCATCCATATAACCAGGCACCGCTTGATTAAGTTTGATAACACCATCACCAATCAAGGTCAGCATGTTAGCGTCCGCCTCAAACAAAGGCTCCCACTTCACGATCGTTTTATTGAACTGCTTTCTCAAATAAGGAAACTCATCTCGTAAACAAGTTGCGACATAAGCCACATTCAGCAGACCAGAACCTAGAGAGCGCTGAGCCTTCCGACCAGCTAACCGCAAGTTCTCATGACTAGCCTTGATAGCTTCAACAGATGACGGATTGTCAGACACAAAGCCAAGGTCATCCAAGGTCAAACCCATCTCCCCAGCAAAGCCAGCAGCTGCAGTCCGTAACTGCTCAGTAAAAGGAGACATGCTGGATGTGGTGAATTGTCCCACATTCGGCTTGTCCCCTTCATCATCTTTGGTAAAGGTCAGCAAGCTAGATACAGTTGCTTTCCACGTATCAATCGCCTCAGCATCTTGACTCAATCCCAACACATACTTTTGAGGGAATGAATAGAACTCAGCAGTCACATCTGACCGCTCAAGCGTTCGTTTAGCATATCTCTGATAGTACATCCCAGCCCGAGTAATTCGTGACCGACCAAACGGCCGAACCGCATCAGGTCTATGAATGACTGGCACCAGCAAAGGAACACCCGTTGGATTTCCGATTGCAAACGGCTTACCATCTTTCGGATAGAACCAAGTCACATCACCAGTGAAGTAAGCCTCAAGCACGGCATAACCATTGTCGTCTCGCTTCAAGACTGCATATCCCTCAGTCAGCAAGCCAGTGATAGGATCTAAAACACCAGTCGCATTGCTTGCTTCGATAACCTGCAACCTAGGAGCATCATCGTCATCTCCTTGCGAGATGTAGACAAAACAACACGACCCAATCAAAGCTGAAAGGATCGCGCTATCAAAGAATACATCTGGATTGTTCTGAGCAAAGATTTCATTTGCCCCAAATTCGTCGTTAGCAAACTCACGAAAGACCAAACGGTCTGCTAGGCTATCAACACCTTTAGCAGCCCAACCTAAGACCGCCCGATATTGTTGCCTGATTTGAGGTGGTATCGTAATACCAACATCTATGTCATTGTGTTGCATAGCATACTGATTATATCTAGTATCTACACCCATTTTGTAATTGGCTAACTTCTTCCTGAGATAGCCCATACCTTTCAATGTCATTTTATACAACTACCTTTCATTTCCCGCGAGAAAAAATGTACAGTGACGGTGTGAAGCCCTGAAGCACCGAGGGGGAGGGGGTCATCCCCCCACCTTGGCAGGAACACTCGTCCTTTTTTAATCACGTTTATTTTTTTAACCCTTATACTTAAACCAATCTGTGCTTTGTGGCAAGTTCCTATTACCGATAACCTTTGTTCCGTTTGTCTTCTCATCGGCATATAGCTTGTCAGACTTCTGCCTATTGCATTGCCAATGCGCCAACTGCAAGTTAGCTATGTCAGATGGATGTCCGTTCTTATTTACTGGAACGATGTGGTCAATGACTGGACTCAATGGATGAGGATATCTCAGGTCTTTGTCTACAGGCTGGCCACATATCCCACAAGTGTTTCTTGTCTTTAAGATAATCTTCTTGTTCTTCTCAAAGGCTACTCTATGGGGGCCACTACGGTCCGCTCGGAGGGGGTTGGTATTCATCTAGGGAGGGGGTCCTTTCTTTTTAAGGGAGGGGGTTGGTATTCTCAAATGTACCCCTCGGTATCTTTCAAAGTAGGGGTATTTCTAGTGCACCCACCCCCTCTTGTATTTAACATATCTTATATTTTGTGACTTTCGAGAGAACCTGCTTCAACTCAGTCTAGACAATGGTTCAGCCACATTTCTAATTTATTGAATTTACCGTTTCTCAATATGATAAATAGGTGTGTTTTTAATACGAAAAAGTAAGCATACTTTCATCTATTTCATCTTGATTATAACCTATATAGTCCAATGTTATATCTGGTGCAGAGTGATTGAGTATCTGCATTAAGATAGCTATATTACCATTCTGTTTGTAGTGATGGTACCCAAATGTTTTTCTCATCGAGTGAGTACCAATGTGTTCAAGTCCAGAATGATTTGCTGCATCATTTAAAAATTGATACACAGCTACTCTTCCTATGTGTTTAATTCTAAGTCCGTCACCCCTCACTTTCTTCCTGCTCGGAAAGAGGTAGTCGTAACTTTCAAGGTTATTTTCTTTTATGTAGCAGTTTAGGGCTTTTCTTAACTCTGGGTTAACTGCAAACCTTCTTATTTTCCCTGTCTTTTTCTCTTTGATTTCAATTCTGTCTTGAGTAACATGTTTTACTTGAAGAGGAACAATGTCACTTACTCGTAGACCTGAGTATATCCCAAATAAAAAGAGAATATAGTTTCGTTCACTTTTTGATTTTAAATAATTTTTCATTCGTTCGATATCATCTAGATCACGAATTGGTTCTACTTTCTTCATGTACCTCTCCTTTCTACATAAAAAGCCACTGGTCGTGGCATTGAATATGACAGTAGCTGGAATTGAACCAGCTTGTCTAGCAGTAAAACGCACGTTTGGTAAAAGTTTCAAGGAGACCCAAACAACCTGCTAACCTATCCTTACTGTCTAAGAGGCCGAAGCCTCTGTATTTTTAGGAGTCCTCATGACTGTTCGTTGCCCAATCATTGGATAATACTATTTTAGCACGTAAAAATTGATATTTACTCTTGACTTACTCCACTCTTACTCCAGAATTACAACTTGTTCACCACTTCGATATAGCTCTGCAAATGCCAGTAGAGCCTTTCCAAGAATTTCATAATATGAACTTTCTGAAATTGCAAGCTCATTATATACTGTTTCATCTTTTTTAGGATGCCATACAAGGTACTTCTCGTATATGATTTTACGATAGTAAGGGTCATGTAAATTACTAACCGCCTGCTCAATAGCATCTATCTCTAACTCTGCATCAACTTTTCGGATTGCCAGTTTCTCAACTTGGCTAGTTGTATTATTCCCAGGGCATCGTGGCGTAAAAGAGTATGTAGTTGTCACCTTCTGACCGTCTGTATCATTTGCTACACGACGCCAATGAGGATACCCTTCTAATACTTTCTTGGCGTTTTCTTTTGTTTTGACTTCGTTTACTTCTGGAAAGAAAGGCATTGTTCACCTCGTTTCTATACCGTTTAAATTC